TATGCTAACTACGAGACCTGGAATGTAGCACTGTGGATTCAGAATGATGAGAGTCTTTATGATGCTGCTCGTACCTGCACTAACTATCAGGAACTCGTGAGTCTTCTGTATGATTGTGGTTCCACAAAGACCCCTGATGGTGTTAAGTGGGACGATGCAAAGATCGATGGTCTTGAGATCAACGAGATGATGAAAGATCTCTGAGTTCATTCACACTTAAGACCACACAGTTACTAACACTCTGATGCTGAACTTCATCCCTTACGCTATCCGTCGTCCCTTCTACTATGTGTTCGACCTGATCGCATGTTCTGATTTTCGTAGTGAAGAACTCTCCCGTATCTTTGATGCTTATGAGTATGAGCAATCGATGCAGATTCTGGGGTTCGTTAACTATCTGGGTATCACTGGTCAGTTAGATCTTAAGGAGAACTTTTCTCTGTTTGCTGATGTCCAAGACCTGGAGCAAGCAATCAACAAGTGGAACGAATATAAGGCACAGAGCAACACCTCTGTTCCTGCCTAAGTAACACCAACTCCTGTCGCAAGAGTATAAACTAGGCACAACACAGTTCACAACACTTTTCTTCTTTATTATGTCCAAGTCCGTGATGCTTTCTCTGCTGGCACAAGGTAACAACGGCAACGAGATTCTGCAGATCCTCGATACTCTTATCGAAGACAATCAGAGTGCAGTTGCTTATGCTCAACCGACTGCAGATGTGATCGAGTTCTGATGTTAACTGTGGGTGCTGGGGTTGACACTCTGGCACCCTTATGTTAGACTCTTATTCGTATGCGTATTCGGCAGTTATATGCCCGTTGCGGTTATGTGCCCTGCGGGCGTAACGGGGGGTTATAAGAATTTTGGGTCCTTCCTAACCTACAGAGGTGACAATTCGACCTCTAAATATCACGAACATAAAAAATTTCCGGAGGATTAAAAACGTGTTCAGATGGATTCATAAGAACAATAAATCCCGACCAGATAAAAGGTGTAAAGCCTATCAAAGTCAAGCAAAGAAAAATGGTGCGAACAAGAGGAAGAAGAAGTAATCCTTATTGGAGTTTCTGGAAGGTAGTCTTTGCGGGATGGTTAATAAGATATCCACGACAGTGCTTTACGATCTTCGGAGGCACTGTCGGTTTTTTGTTTGTGTTGATATATAATGCTGTGAGATAAAAAATTCCCGGAAAAATTTTATGACTACAGAGGTTCGCCCATGGGGGTTATTTGAAAACTTATTAGAGGAGATTGATTATAAGGTGAAGAGAATTATTATTTCACCAAATCAATCAATATCACTCCAATATCATTTCCATAGGGAAGAGTATTGGATAGTTGTTGAGGGTGATGGAGAATTGACTCATGAGGACACTGTAAGGACTGTAGAGGTTGGTGATAGTGTTTTTATTGGTAAGGAAGATCTACATCGTCTCAAAGCTGGTAAGAATGGTATTACGATTATTGAGACACAGATTGGTTTATGTGAGGAGGATGATATTGTACGTTTAGAGGATCATTACGGGAGGGTAGAGTGATGGAAAAGATTTATCACATATACGCAAAGGATCGTTGTTTATTTCATTCGATCAAAGAGGATGAGTTTGAGGTTACTTGGAGGACCTTAAATAATATGGTTGGTATTATGAAAACTGACTATGAGATTGATGATTTATCTTATGAGGAACTTATGGTGAACCGGAAAGTCTCTCTCGATAGTTCCTATTGACAAGAGCATATATAGACTGTTAAAATTGATCTGAAGGTTATTTTTTCTTATGGCAAAAGGATTTACTTTGAAGGCTAATGCACCAAAACCCAAAGAGTTGGAATGGGATTATGATTCAATCAAGGAACGAATGAAAGGCAAATCAATTGTCTTTTGTCTTCCTGGTCGTGGGTGCTCATTTACTTTTCTAAAGGCATTTGTACAACTTTGTTTTGATCTTGTTCAAAATGGAATGAGTATTCAGATTTCTCAAGACTATTCTTCCATGGTTAACTTTGCTCGTTGTAAAGTTCTTGGAGCAAATGTATTGCGTGGTCCTAAGCAGATTCCTTGGGATGGTAAGTTGGAATATGATTATCAACTCTGGATTGATAGTGACATTGTATTCAATACTGAAAAGTTCTGGCAACTTTGTGATATAGCACTTCCAGAAGAAGGTGAAGAGAAAGAAATCGTAGCAGGTTGGTATGCAACTGAAGATGGTCATACAACCTCTGTTGCACACTGGTTAGAAGAAGATGACTTCCGTAAGAATGGTGGAGTCATGAATCATGAAAACGTAGAAGGCATCTCGAAGCGTCGTAAACCTTTTACTGTTGATTATACTGGATTTGGTTGGGTCCTGATTAAGAAGGGTGTCTTTGAGAATCTTGAGTATCCTTGGTTTGCACCTAAGATGCAAGTCTTTGAATCTGGTGCAGTTCAAGATATGTGCGGTGAAGACGTTTCATTCTGTCTTGATGCAAAAGAAGCTGGTTATGAGATTTGGTGTGATCCTCGTATTCGTGTGGGACATGAAAAAACTCGTGTGATCTAATGGCATTTAATATCTTATATAAAGGACGTAAGATATATCAGAACCTCAGTCATGAAGAATGTGCTGAGGTTCTTGACGAACTCTCCTCTAAGTACTACACTGATGAGGAATTTGATATTGAACAACTCGAACTGGAGGAAATCTAATGGCACTGAATAATAAGACTATCTTTGAAAAAGGAGCACCGAAGAAGACACGTCAAGGCCGTTCTCCCCGGACCCTTCTCTCTCCAACCTCTCGTAATGGTCGTAAGAAGAAGTATCGGGGTCAAGGCAAGTAATGTATCACTTAGATCCACAAGATGAATGGAATTCAATACATCCCGATGATCTGTGGGTCTACAATAAACTCTTTTTAAATCAACGTCTAAGGCATCTCTGTGGACCTACAGGGGTGCCTGTTCCATGTTCAGGATATTATATCGTCCGACCAAGTATTAATTTACTTGGTATGGGACGATTTTCTCGTAAGGAGTGGATTTATAAGAGCACTGATCGATTTCATCCATCAGAATTTTGGTGTGAGATGTTCTATGGAGATCACTATAGTATAGACTATCGCAATAAAAAGTCGGATCTAGTAGTATTAGGTGAGAGAGATGAAGAAGATCCCTTTTACCGATGGAAGAAATGGACTAAAATAGAAGCTGAGGTTCCATTTCCTACAATATTAAATAGTTTGAAAGGTGATTATGAGTGGATTAACTGTGAATTTATTGGAAATCGACTTATAGAGGTTCATTTTAGAAGAAATCCAGACTTTAGATACGGAAATACAGTTGCAATTCCTGTCTGGAAAGATGAAAAAGTGGAAAATATTGAAAATTTTAGGTTCATTGAGGATGAAGATTACTTGAGAAGAGGTTTTTACATAGACTAACGGGATAGCAACCCCGTAAAAAGTTCTGATTTAACGGATCAGGAGAGCAAAAATGGGAAAACCATCAGATCGTGACCCAAATTATATGTACGAACTCTGGGGAACCACCAATTTAACATCAGATTATGGCATTTTTGAGAAAATTCAAGACAAAAAGATGCTTAGGGAGATCAGTAATGATGATCTAACTCCCAAAAAGCATGATTTTACGATTCAAAATGAACTTCATGCAAAAATTCGCAATGATGAGGATTATGACGATTGGGAGTATGGGACAGAACCACTCTACGAATCAAAAAACGGTGATAAATAAGATAGATTTATAATATTTTCATGCCTGTAGAACGGCTAAGTAAAGGTTTTAAAGATCTTAGCATGTCATTTCAGGTTAATCCCCTGAATAATGACCTGATCTCGATTACAAACGAGACTGCTATAGCACGTTCAGTAAGAAATCTCATCTTTACTCTTCCTGGAGAAAGGTTTTTTAATCAAAATTTAGGTTCAAGAGTATCTAAAGTTCTCTTTGAGAACATGGATGAGATTTCTGCTTCTGTAATTAAGGATGAAATTGAAAATACAATTCGTAATTATGAGCCAAGAGTAGATTTAATATCAGTAGATGTCTCTCCAGACTATGACAATAACGAATTTAATGTGACTATCAATTATTATATCGTCGGAATTGATGTTCTTCCGCAACAATTATCATTCGCACTACAGCCAACACGATAATGGCATTAGTAAATTTCACTAACTTAGACTTCGATCAAATAAAGACTTCGATTAAGGATTATCTTAGATCGAATTCAAACTTTACTGACTATGATTTTGAGGGATCTACTCTTTCAACTATTATAGATGTATTAGCATATAATACATACATTTCCTCATATAATGCTAACATGGTTAGTAATGAGGTTTTTATTGATAGTGCGACTCTGAGAGAGAATGTAGTATCTCTTGCAAGAAACATTGGATATGTTCCAAGATCTAGAACTGCATCTACTGCAAATATATCTTTTTTTGTCGATACAAGAGCATTAACGACAAATCCAGAAACACTTACACTCAAAAGTGGAACTGTTTGTACAAGTTCTTCTACTTTTGGATCAACAAGTTATTCATTTACAATTCCCCAAGATGTTACTGTTCCTGTAGTAAATGGAATCGCTCTATTTCAGAATATAGAAATTTATGAGGGAACATTTATTTTAGAAAATTTTACGGTAGATTCAAATAACCCAAATCAAAAGTTTATTTTAGGAAATCCAAACATTGATACTTCTTTGATAAGAGTAACCGTAAGAAATACTCAATCTAGTACTGTTCGTAGAGAATTTACCCTCGCAGACTCTTTATTTGAAATAACATCAAACTCTAGAGTTTTCTTCATTCAGGAAATAGAAGATCAAAGATATGAGTTAATATTTGGTGATGGAATATTTGGTCAAAAACTGGATAATTTAAACTTTGTAGAAGTTTCTTATGTCACAACTAGTGGCGAAAATGCAAATGGAGTTAGATCATTTACTTATAGTGGAAGAATACTCGACAACAGGAATCGTGTTGTAAATTCGGGAATTTCTCTAATTACTACAAATACAGAATCTGGAAGTGGAAAGGAAATTGAGTCTATAGATTCAATTAAAAAGTATGCACCAAAAATTTATGCTTCTCAAATGAGAGCTGTTACATCAGCAGATTATGAGGCATTAATTCCTAAAATTTATCCAGAAACAGAATCGGTTTCTGTATTTGGTGGTGAAGATTTAACACCTCCCCAATTTGGTAAAGTTTTTATTTCAATTAAACCAAATAACGGTGAGATAATTTCAACAACAGTGAAACAAAATATTATAAACAAGTTAAGAAAATATTCTGTTGCAGGAATAGTTCCGGAAATTCTTGATCTTAAGTATTTGTATGTTGAATTTGATTCATCCGTATATTATAATCCAAACCTATCAAAAGACTCTGAAGAGACAAGAACTACGATATTTAACAATATTTCCAAATATGCAGATTCTACAGAACTGAATAGATATGGAGCTAGATTTAAATATAGTAAATTTTTAAAGATTATAGATGATAGTCATTCATCAGTTACTTCAAATATTACTAATATCCAGATTAGAAGAAATTTAAGACCCATTTTAAATTCAATTTCTACTTATGAAATTTGTTATGGAAATCAATTTCATGTTAAAGATAGAAATGGATATAACATTAAATCTTCAGGATTTAATGTTGAAGGGATTGTAGAAACTGTATACTTTTTTGATGTTCCAAATCAAGACTTGAGAACTGGAAAAGTAGGTATTTTTGTAAACTCAGAAATTCCTAAAATTATACTTTCGGATATTGGAACTATTGATTATGTTAAGGGAGAGATTGTGCTGTCTCCTATAAAAATTGTATCTACTTCAAAAACAATTAATGGATCACCAATAATTGAAATATCAGCAATACCAAAATCAAATGATGTCATTGGATTACAAGATCTATATCTACAACTAAATATTAGTAATAGCACCATAAGTATGATATCCGATAGAATTTCATCAGGTGCAGATACATCTGGAACAACATATTTGTCAAGTTCAAGTTTTGTCAACGGAGATTTAGTAAGATCATAATAATATGAACAATACAAGAATTCAGATCAATTCAATACTTCAAAATCAACTTCCAGATTTTGTAAAGGAGGAGTTTCCTCTCGTCTCAGAATTTTTATCTGAATATTATCGATCTTTAGAAAATCAAGGAGCGCCTTCCGATTTAATACAAAATATTGACAAATATGTAAAGGTAGATAGTTTAACTAATCTAATAGACTCTACTACTTTAAATAGTGACGTAAGTTTTTTTGATCAATCAATAAATGTCATTTCTACATCAGGATTTCCTGAAAAATATGGATTGATTTTAATTGATAATGAGATTATCACATATAAATCAAAGACAAATACCTCATTTGATGGGTGTGTACGAGGATTTAGTGGAATAACTGAATACTCAAATGAGTTAGTATTTGAGCAAACTAATTCCGAAACTCACATTAGCGGAACTAGTGTAATAAATTTAAGTGTTGTTTTCTTAAAAGAGTTTTTTAGAAAATTAAAAGTTCAATTAACTCCAGGATTTGAAGATAGAACTTTTTACAAAGATTTAAATCAAAGAATTTTTGTAAAACAAGCAAAGGATTTTTATAAAACCAAAGGATCTGATGAGTCTTTTGAAATTCTTTTTAGATCATTGTATGGAAAAGATATTGAAATAATTAAACCAAGAGATTACTTAATTGAACCGTCTACAGCTCAATTTAGAAACTATAAGTTTTTAGTTGTAGAAGCAATCAATGGTGATCCTAGAAATTTAGAAAATCTTACTTTATATCAAGATCAAATTTATAATATTCCAAAATCTCAGGGAACTGTTGTAAGTGTAGAACCTTTCAATAGAGATAATAAAGAATATTATCTCTTAGGATTAGACTATTATTATGACACTAATATTCAATCAGTTTTTAGTGAATTTACTATTCATTCAAATACAAAAACTTTAACTGATACTGAGATAGGAACCACATATATTGATGTAGATTCTACGGTGGGGTTTCCTGATCAGGGAGATTTGATTATTAATTTACCCAATGGAACATCTCTTTTAGTTTCATATACATCCAAAAACTTGAATCAATTTTTAGGATGTTCTGGAATAAATCAAAGAATACCAAAACAAAACTTTATAAGATTAAATGCATTTGCATATTCAAAGTTTTTTGATGAAACCATATCTGTAAGAATTACTGGAATATTATCCAATATAGAAAGTAATATTATTCAATCCGGATATGAAAAGGATGACTCTATCAAAGTAAAAACTTTAGGTAAAAAATTATTAGATGATGTTAGGGCAAATTGGTTCTATAATATTCCGATTAGGTATGAAATATTTTCTTTAAATAGAAAAGACTCCTCATCTGCTCCAACTTATCAAGTAACTTTTTATGATAACCATAATATCAAAATTGGTGATAATGTAAACTTAATTGCTTCAAATGGTCAGATATATGAATCTGTAGCAGTATCTTATATAAACGAAAAATCAGTAGAAATTAGAGTAAGTTCTGAACTAAATTTACAACTAAAGTATTCTTTAGAAAAAGTATTACTTAAGACTAAATTTGTTTATTCTGGCAATGATTTAAGCATTTTTAATACTGATGTTCAGAATACTTATTATTCTGAAGATGATAACTCAATTTATGTTGCAGCATCTTCTTTGCCATTTTATGGAAATGATGAAATTGCACCAGATGATAGATCTATAAAATTTTCTGGAAATTTTGTTGAAGATTTTGATATTTACTCTCAAAATCATGGTCTTTATAATGGGGATTCTGTGGTATACTACCAAGGATCAAATAGCACTTTGGATTTAGTAGAATCTAGGTATTTTATTAAAAAAATAGACAATAATATTTTTAGACTATGTAGAAGTAGAAATGACATCGATAATGAAAGATATATTTCTATTACCGGATCATGTACAAATGATATTTTTGTTTTAGAAAGTCAAACAACAAAATCTTTAGATAGAAAATATATTCAACCACAAAATCTTTTAAGAAAAATACAAAATCCTATTGATAGAGATATAAAAAATGAAACTCCAGTAGGTCAAGTTGGAATATTTTTAAATGGTGTCGAAGCTTATAGCTATAAGTCAAAAGATAATATTTACTATGGACCGATCGAAAATGTTGATGTTTTATCATCGTCGGATGATTTTGATGTTATCAATCCACCAACTATCACTATAACAGATTCTGTAGGATTCGGAGCATCTGTTTATGCATCAGTTAAAGGTAGTTTGTCTAGAATTGATATCATTGACTCGGGATTTGATTATCTAGAAGAACCTAAGGTACTGATCAATGGTGGAAATGGATTTGGAGCTACCGCTAAAGCAAATTTAATTTCATTCGAACATGAGTTAGAGTTCAATGCATCATCACCTACACTTGTAGATTTGAGTAATAATACAATTTCATTTTCGACATATCACAAATTTAGAAATAATGAGGAAGTATTCTATTATACTAATGGGCAAAGTGGTGTAGGTGGATTATCTACAACTTCCGCATATTTTGTTTCTGTTCAAGATCAGTTTACTATAAAAATACATAAATCTTACTTAGATAGTGTTTCTGGTATCAATACTATATCATTAACTTCCTATGGTGTTGGAAATCATATTTTTAAATCATCTGCATTAAAGAAAAAAATATCATCAATAACTGTTGTTGATTCTGGATTTGATTATCAATGCAAAAAAACTTCTTGTTCTTCTTCAGGTATCAATACATCACTCAATCAAATTACATTAAAAAATCATGGATATTCTAATGGGGAAATAATTACATATTCTTATACAGGAACCCCTGCTTCTGGACTATCAGCAACATCTTATTATGTAACAAAGATTGATAATGATAATATAAAGTTATCAATTGTTGGATTAACTTCCGAACAAAAGGATTTTTATTATAAAACAAAACAATATGTAGATATTACATCAACTGGATCTGGAGATCATATTTTTGATTATGAACCTATTACAGTTACTGTAAGTGGAAATATAGGAATTTCTACATTAAGTCAACAAAATTTTAATGCAATAGTTCAACCAGTTTTTAGAGGATCTGTTCAGTCAGTTTTTGTAAACTCTGGAGGATCTTCATATGGATCTGAAATTATCAATTTTGACAAACAACCAGAATTTTCAGTATTAAAACCAACAGCATCTCAACTTATTCCGGTAATTAATAATGGATTTATTGTAGACGTAATAATAACTAATTCTGGATCCGGATATACATCTATACCTGAAATTGAAGTTGTAGGATCTGGATATGGGGGAAAAATTGTACCAATCTTATCCAATGGACAAATTAAATCCGTAATTATAGAAAATAGAGGATTTGGTTATTCTCAAGAAACAACATCGATTAATATAATTCCTGCAGGATCTTTACTTAACCTTAATGCTAAGATAAAGAGTTGGAAAGTTAATGATGTTGAAAGAATGATACTCTCAGGTAAAATTGTAAATGATGATGGATTTGTGGAAAGCAGTTCTAATGATAATTATGGACTCCAATATACCCATAAATATGCACCAAGAACTTTAAGAAAATATATTTTATCTAAAAAGAATGTTAACGATGAAATAATTTATGTTCCAGATTTGACAAAATCGAATGGAGTCGAAGTTAATTCCACATCCCACTCTCCCATAATTGGTTGGGCATATGATGGAAATCCAATATATGGTCCATATGGATATTCATCTGCATCTGGATCATCAACTGTCAAGTGCTTGAAGTCTGGATACTCTTTAATAGCAAATTCTAATAGACCATCATCTTCAATATATCCATTAGGATTCTTTGTTGAAGATTATCAGTTTACCAATAGTGGAGACTTAGATCAACATAATGGAAGATTTTGTGTTACTCCAGAATTTCCAGATGGAACTTATGCGTATTTTTGTACAATAAATGATGGACCTTCGGAAACAAGAGGTAAGTTCTATGGATTTAAGAAACCAATCTTTCCATATATTATAGGAAATACATTCAAGTCAAAGAGAATAGATTTTAATTTTTTAAACTCATCAAATCAAAATGACTTTGATATTACTAACTTCTTACGAAATATAACCCCATATAATTTTGATAGCCCATATAGTGCGTATAATTTTTTCTCAATAGATAAAAAAAATACTAATCAGATTTCAAAAATTGGATCTATATCAGCATCAACTATCTCGAAAGTGGGAATTATAACATCTGGATCGGGGTATAAAGTTGGAGATGTTGTAAGGTATGATAATCTTTCGGGATTCTCTAAAGTTTCAGAAATTACTGGTAAGAGTGTAAACCATGTTAGTGTATCCAAATCAGATTTTTATGATCTTGAATTTGAATTGAATGGTTCCCAAAATTCTTTAATTGGTTATACTACAATCCCTCATGGTTATTTTAATAATGATTTAGTTACAATATCAATTCCAAATTATATTAATGCATCAAACATTATTTTAAATAGAAATATTCTTAAATTAAATTCTGGAATAGGATCAACTTCTTATACTGGAATTGTCACATATTTCAATGTAAATGGCAATTTATCTGCGGTAAGAGAAAATGATGTATATCAAATATTAGATGAACAGATTAAAGTATTAAATATTGATCGATTAAATTCTAGAATAAGAGTATTAAGAAATCATAATAACACTGTATCCGGATTTTCCACATTTCCTGTTGGCATAGCCATTACTGAAAGACCTAGAAAATTTGCAATCAAATCCGGAATTAATACAGATTATGATTATTCATTGAACAAACAATATTATTTTAATCCAATAGAGTCTATTGGTGTAGGAACGATTTTTGGAACTGGTATAGGAACTACCTTATCATTCGCAAATCCAGGTGCGGGAGTAACTCAAATTTTTATTCCTTCAAAAACGATTTTTATTCCAAATCATAATTTAGACACAAATACAGAATTAATATATTCTTCTAATGGATCAAATCCAATATCAGTTTCCACTAATGGTGCATCTAGCTTTACTCTTAAAGAAAATTCAATAGTATATGCAGCAAAAATTTCAAATGACTTAATTGGAATATCGACAGTAAAAATAGGATTTGGAACTGAAGGATCGATAGTTGGGTTAGGTTCTACAAATGTAGGAAAATCAACTCTTTACTTTACAAATGTAGGTAGTGGTTATTATCATAGTTTTTCTACAAATTATGATAATATTTTAAGAGGAAATGTATATAAAAATACAGTCACAGTTTCTACAGGAGAAACTCATGGTTTATCTCTCAGAGATCGTGTTCAAGTTAATGTATTTTCTGGTATTTCAAGCACATTAACTGTAAAATATAATGATAATAATAGAGTTTTAACCATCAATGAAAGGTCATTTACATCGGATAAAGTTGATATTTCAAGAAACACTATCGAGATAGAAAATCATGGTTATATAACAGGTGAAAAAATATTATATATTTCAACATCTCCTATTGGTGGATTGAAGACAGAAAAAATTTATTATGTTATTGTAAACAATCCAAATTCAATAAAAGTTGCAGATAGTTACTATCAAGCAACTAAAAATATTCCAGAAAATATCGATTTAACATCTTCTGGGAGTGGATCTTTTTCTCAAGTAAATCCAATCATCAAAGTAACTAAAAATTCCACTTTAGTATTTGATCTATCCCATTCCTCCCTTTCTTTTACAAATAACTCACAAATTTATTCTGCTTTTGATTTTGATTTTTATTATGATGATGCTTTTGTTGATGTTTTCAAACTATCTAATAGTTTTTCTGAAAGAGAAGTTGTAAAAGTAGGAAATATTGGAATTTCTACGAATGCCACTGTTTCTTTAAAAATTACAGATACAACACCGTTAAATTTATATTATAAACTTACTCCAATAAACTTAGGTATTAACCAAACAAGTAAAAAACAAGTAGTTGAAGAAGATGAAATTGTAGGAAATAAAATTACAATAGTTAATAGTGAATACAGTGGTTCTTACGAATTGGTTGGAATTGGAAGCACCACTTTTAACTATAATATCACAAGAACTCCAGAAGTAGATTTTTATAGTAATTCTAATGCATTAATTAACTACACAACAACTTCAACTACCGCATTTGGTGGAATTATTGATCTGAATAATAGTTTTGCTAATAAAAAGTATAATAAAAATATTGGAGTCTCTACAATTGTAACTGAATTTGGATCTGGTGCTATACTAGAGTTAAATTCAGAAAACTCCGGAAATGTTTTGAGGATTGACGTTGATGATATTGGTTTTGATTATCCCTCAGATTTGACTTTGAGGCCAACTTGCAAACTTCCAGATATTTTGAAAGTAAACAACTTTTATTCTCTGGAAAAAATCGGCATAACTTCTATTGGTAGAAATTATACATTTGCTCCCGATTTAATATTAAAAAACTCGGATAATGTTATTTTACCAGAGGTTGATTTAACGTATTCGTTGGGAGATTCTGAGGTAACAATATTAAATAATACTAAGGGAATAAACGGACAGAATTCCACTATAATTCCAGTCAATAACAGTAACGGAATTAGCATAACAAATATTAGTTTCAATAATAACTCTAAAGATGTCGTTGTAACTTTAGGTTCTAGTTTTAGTAGCATTAATGATTTCCCATTTGCGGTTGGTGAAAAAATATTAGTAGAAAATGTTAGTGTTGGAATAGGAACTACTGCCAAAGGATATAATTCATCATCTTACAACTATTCTCTTTTCACTGTTGTCAACATTGATCCAAATATTGGAGGAATTGGAGCAACTATTTCATATAATTTAAGTGAATATCTTAGCAAAAATGAATATCCAGGAAATTATGATTCAATTAATTCTTCTGGTCACATTGTACCCGAAAGATATTTTCCAATATTTGATATTTCTTTAAAGTCTAATGAGTTTTATTCTAATGAACAAGTAATTTCTGAAAATTATTCAGGAATAGTTCAAGAATGGAATTCTAAAAAAGGAATTCTACGAGTTTTGAGTTCTGATGACTTCATAAATGGATCTGCGATCAAAGGATTAACCTCTAATACAATAGGATTTGCGACTGAATTTACCTCCAATCCCGATTTAACATATTCTGTAAGTTCTTCGACAATAAAGAGTGATGGATGGGAAAATAATAAAGGATTTTTAAATGATGAAACTCAACGTATACATGATTCGGATTATTATCAGTATTTTTCATACTCAATTAAGTCCGAAGTACAATATGATACTTGGGAAGAACCAGTAAGTTCTCTCAATCATACTGCAGGATTTAAAAAGTTTAGTGATCTTCAGGTTCTTTCTTCTACTTCTGAATTTTCAGGAATTTCAACAGATCAAAATGATGGTGATTTTGTCGGAATTACTGATATTTCATCTGTTATTGATTTGAATTGTGTATATGATTTCGATCTTGCTAGAGAAAATAATATCATAATTGATGGTAACACTAAATCTAATGAAGTTATATTTAATTCCAGAATTCTTCAAGACTACACAGAATCTATTGGAAATAGGGTATTGAATATTGATGATTTTAGTGGGGAATTTAACAGTAACCCAAGGTCAACTAAATTTAGTGTTGTCTATACATTTGATTTAGATAAAACTTACAACAAATTTATAACATACACTAAAGATAGAATTTTTACTGAAGAGAGGCAAATTCTTTTAGTTTCTCTGTTACATAATAAATCTGTTGGATTCTTAAATCAATACGCAAGAGTTGAATCTAATTTAGATTTAGGATCATTTGATTTTAACATTAGTGGATCTGAAGGACAATTGTTATTCTATCCAGTAAAGAGTTCGATCAATGATTATGTTGTGAATATTTTAGGATTTAGTGTCGAAGATACTATTATTGGTGTCGGAAACACAGATTTAGGTGACTCTGTATATGTTGGATCTAGCACAACTACATTGCCATCGGCAACTTCTTCAGCAATAACTGTTGTTGGTATTGCATCTACATATAGAGCATCTAAAGTCCTTGTTCAAATTGGATCTACAGACAGCTCTTATTATGAAATGGATGAAATTACTATTTTGCATGATGGAACAAATGTTGATTTCCAAGAGTATGGTCAATTAAATACACCAAGTTTGCAAACCTATTCAACTGCAGGATTGGGAACTTATCAGGTTTATTATTCTGGTTCAAATATTAATCTAGATTTTACCCCATATAATACTACAACAGTTGAATATAATATCAATACTCTTAGAATTTCACTTTCAGATAATCCTTCCTCCACAGGTTCTTATATCTTTAATAATTCTAAAATTGAATCAAGTTATGTTGCAATAACTTCATCACCAACTCCGGGAATTACAACTATTTCAACATATTCTACAAACTATAATGGAGCATATTATATTGTTTCTGTAAAAGATACAACAAATAATGAATATCAAGTTTCCGAACTAGTTGTATTAGATGATGATTCAAATGCATATATTTCCGAATTTGGAATAGTTCAGACAGGATCTTCACTTGGATCTATTGGAGCAACTATAACGGGATTTGGAGAAATTGAATTAAACTTCACACCCAATCCAAATGTTGATACTGAAGTAGTTGTATTTACAAGTTCTATTGGAGAAACTGATGATGCAATTAGTATTGACACATTAGACTTCACAAATGCATCTATAGACACTGCAGAGGGTTTTTATACTGGAACTGAATCCGATCTTAGAAAATCTTTTAATCTTACGCATAATCAAAGACCAATCTTTGAAAGATATTTTGATGGAAGTGATTCTGCGATTGTTGGTCTAGGATCAACTTCTTCTATCGCAATTCCAGAAAACTTCTTTGTTACTGGCGAAAAAGTTACTTATTCTTATTCTGGAGCAGGAACAACCTCTGCTATTGGAATTGCAACTACTTCTGTTTCTGGTATAGGATTAACAGATAAGTTACCGAATACTCTTTATATTGTAAAACAAAATGAACTTAGGGTTAAAGTAGCAGTTTCTACTGCAGATGCATTAGCAGTTCCACCAAATACCGTAGAGTTTACTAGTGTTGGTATTGGAACTTCGCATAGATTCTTGTCAACTAATCAAAATTCTAGAGTTATTCTTGGTATTGATAATTTAATACAGTCTCCGATTGTTTCTACTGCAATAACTTCATCTTTAGTATCATCTATTGGAAGAGCAGATTTTAGATTTGATTTCACAGGAATCACATCTTTCTTTGGCGGAGATTTGATTAAGATTAATGATGAAATTATGAAAATTACTTCTATTGGTCTCGGAACAAATCCGAACACAGTAACAGTCAGAAGATCTTGGCTTGGTACTGGAATTGCGACTCATGCAAAAGATTCTATTATAACGAAGATTTCTGGTAATTATAATATTATAGAGAATACAGTACATTTTGTTGATGCTCCCTATGGACTAACTCCTATTGGGTCTACTTCAAATCCACCAGATCAGAGAGATTATATTGGTATTGAAACTCATTCTACTTTTAGTGGAAGAGTATTTATGAGATCCGCAGTTCCAAATACAGATTCTGATCCTTATTCTAAGAACTACATATTTGATAGTTTATCTACAGAGTTTGATGGACAAACAAACAAGTTTACACTAACTTCAAATAATGATAATATTTCAGGATTCTCAACAAGTAATGCAATAGTTTTAGTTAATGATATTTTCCAGGGTCCAGCAAGACCTAGTGCAATTTCTATTGTTGGCGATTATGATCTAACAGAAACTTCTGGAATAACTTCTATCACATTTACCGGAACAGCATCATCTACAACATATGATGTTAACACTTCATCAATCCCCAAAGGAGGAATAATTGTTTCTGTTGGTTCTACTGCAGGACTTGGTTATCAACCTTTAGTTTCTGCTGGCGGCACAGCAATTGTTTCTGTTGCTGGAACTATTTCTGCAATATCAATTGGAAATAGTGGATCTGGATATAGAGTTGGAATTCAGACAGTTGTTAATGTAGGAGTAACAACATCAAATACAGGAAATTACAATATTGAATTTATCGGAACCGCTGCAGTTAGTGGTGGTCATATTGTAAGTGTTGCAATTACTAATCCAGGAACTGGTTATACGACATCAAATCCACCAATAGTAATATTTGATTCTCCTCTTTCATACTCCAACATTCCTTTAATTTATAGTTCAGCATCTAGTGGATTTGGTACTGGTGCTATTGCAGATATTGTTGTAGGACAAGGTTCTAGTGTTATATCTTTTGAAATAACAAATACTGGATATGGTTACGGACAGGGAGAAATCTTAACAGTTGATGTTGGATCATTGACAGGAATTCCAACGGATTCTTCAATTACATTTAATGAATTCCAAATTACTATTGATAGAACTATTGATGATGAATTCAATGGTTGGGTTATTGGAGATCTTCAAGTTTTTGATGTAATTGATGATCTTTTTGACGGAAATAGAGTAACTTTCCCAATTCAGTTAAATGGCAATCGAACTACAATTAGATCGAGAAAAGGATCTAATATTGATATTGAAGCAACTCTTCTCATATTCTTGAATGATATTTTACAAGTTCCCGGTCAAGGTTACATATTTAATGGTGGAAGTGTTATAACTTTTACAGAGGCTCCAAAAGAAGGTGATAGATGTAAGATTATATTCTACAGAGGAACCAGTGAAGTTGATACTGCTGATATTGATATTCTGGAAACAATTAAAGTTGGTGATACTGTAAGATTAAATGACGATAATATTGCATTTAAAGAAAATTTCAGATCTGTAACTGAGGTTGTTTCTACCGATACTATTAAAACAAATGTATACACTTCTCCAGGTGTTTCTGAGGATCCAAACTACAGTAGACCTGTTATTTGGTGTAAACAAACTGAGGATAAAATTGTTAATGGTCAACAAGTTGCAAAGGATAGAATCCTATATGAGGCATTGATTAATCCCTCCACAAATATTATTCAAAATGTTTCTACAGCATCTACTCAAATTTTTGTAGAAAGTGTTAAAACCTTCTTTGATAGTGCTGATGAATATTTCCAAGATGGAACTACAGAAATTCCTCAGAAAAAAATCATTATAACGTCTCAAGATAATTTGGTTTCTGCATCAGCAACTGCAATAGTCTCTGCTGCTGGGACAATAAGTTCTATTATCATATCGGATGGTGGGATTGGATATTCAGTAGCACCTACTGTAATTATTGAAAATCCTATTGGATTAGGAATAACTCAAAGAGCATCTGCTATTTCTACAGTGTCTGTTGGTGGAACAGTTTCTTCAATATCCATAAATTCTCCTGGAACTGGATATACCACAACAAATCCACCAGTTGTATTGATAGAATCACCATCTATAACTAGAGAAGTTGTGAATAGGGTTTCTTATGAAGGTGATTTTGGAATTATTTCTGGAATAAAGACAACTTCTGTAGGTGTCGCTTCAACGGGGATTGTATTTGATCTTTTCATACCTAAAAATTCTTTCCTTAGAGATCTTAGTGTTAACTCTGTTGGAATTGCAACAACAGGAATTAGTGGGATTCAAACAGGATACTACTTTGTTGTTAATAAATCAAATGTCGGTAAAGGACTAACATCTATAAATCAAAATGGTTCTATTATTGGAATAGGAACTTCATTCATTGATAATGTATATCAAGTTGCTGCAGTTTCTATCGGACAAACTAATGTTACTGGAGTTGGATTAACATATGTTGCAAAAGTAACAGTCAGTGTGTCTGATTATAATGGACTAACTGGTTTGGGATTCAGTTCTTTCTATGGAGAATATAGTTGGGGAAGAATATACAACATGACTAGAGATGATGCAAAATCATTTGTATATTATAATAATGGAGTTTCCGGAATTTCTAGTTCTCCAATTGTTCAGAGGTACAATCCTCTAAAATACGAAGACTATACCTCATAAATAGATAAAAAACTCATAAAATGTCTGCAATTATAACTGACCAATTAAGAATATTAAATGCGAAGAATTTTGTTTCTGCTGCAACTTCTTCCTCAAATTCTTATTATGCCTTCGTTGGTCTTCCTAATGCAACGGATTATTCTACAACTTGGGATGTAACTCCTCCAGCACCCAAAGATAATTTTAATGAGGAAAATGATTATTGGGATACAATGATTGCATTAAAGAAAATTAATGCAAGTGATGTTTGCCAGGTTGTAAGAAAAAATATTTGGACTTCTGGAATTACTTATGACATGTATCGTCATGATATAAGTAGAACAAATACATCAAAACCATCTGGGGCAACTAGTATATATTCTGCAAATTATTATGTTGTTAATAGTGATTATAGGGTTTATATATGTTTAAATAATGGCGTTTCTCCAGAAAATCCAGAGGGTAGATCTTCATTAGATGAACCAACTTTTACAGATTTAGAACCAAGATCTGCGGGAAATAGTGGAGATGGATATATATGGAAATATCTATATACTATTAAACCTAGTGATATTATCAAGTTTGATTCTCTAAACTTCATACCAGTTCCAAAAGATTGGGAAACAAATACTGCAGATTCTGCCGTAAGAAATAATGCAACATCAAGTGGGCAGTTGAAAGTTATAACTATTACCAATAGAGGAGTTGGTCTTGGAACTGCAAATACAACATATTTTAATGTTCCAATTAAAGGTGATGGTTCTGGAGCTGAAGCAACTATTACCGTAAACGCAGATTCTAAAATAGAATCTATTACAATTTCAAATGGAGGTTCTGGTTATACATTTGGTAGTGTAGATTTAGAATCAGGTAACGTTCCTACTGGGACCATAAGACCAACGTTTGATGTAATTATTCCACCTCAAGGTGGACATGGACATGATATATATCGTGAACTTGGTGCTTATAGTGTAATGTTATATTCCAGAATTGAGAATGATTTCCAAGATCCAGATTTTATTATTGGAAACCAAATAGCAAGAGTTGGTATTATTGAAAATCCTTTGTCGTATAATTCAACATCAATTCTTTCCGCAAATAAAGTTAGTGCTTTATCTGCAATAAAATTGACCGGTATTGGATATAGTTCAACAACCTTTAATGCAGATTCTATTATAACTCAAACTGTAGGATTAGGATCAACTGCAGTTGGAAGAGTAATTTCTTATGATCAAAATACTGGTATTTTGAAATATTGGCAGGATAGATCAGTAGCAGGATTTAATACTGATGGAACCCGCAATACAAATCCAACTTATGGATTTGATTTGCATCGGTTTACTTCCTCTGTTGGTTCTGGTGGAACCACAGTTGTCGTTGGATCTAGTGGAACTTCACTAAGTATAGATACTGCATTTAGTGGTATTTCTACTGTAATAAATAGTAGGACATACTATTTTGGGCAGTATTTTGAGAATGGTGTTGCAACTCCAGAGGTTCAAAAACACTCGGGAAATATAATTTATGTTGATAATAGACCATCTATTACTAGGTCATCAAATCAAAAAGAAGATATCAAAGTAATTTTGCAATTCTAAACTATCATGCCACAGCAAACTAACCTAAACACCTTTCCATACTTTGATGATTTTGATTCGAGAAAAAATTATAGAAAAATTTTATTTAAACCTGGATACCCAGTACAAGCAAGAGAGTTAACTACTCTACAATCAACTCTCCAAAATCAAATTGAAAGTATTTCTAATTTTGTTTTAAAGGATGATGGAACTTCTGTAGACAGTGGATCTTGGGATTATGAAAATCAGTTTTTTGCGGTAGAATTAGAAAATACATTTAATGGAATCGAAATATATGAATATCTTTCATCCAATATCACTAGTAATATTATTACAGGATTAACCAGTGGAGTAACAGCAAAAGTAACATTAACAATAGATGAGATAGATTCTGAGAGAGGAAATAATACTCTTTATGTTAATTATTTGGATGGTGGAATAAATGGAGAAACTACTTTTGCAGATGGAGAACTTTTAACTGCAAACACAGATGTTATTGTAAATGGTCAAGTCATAATACCTGCAGGAGAACCTTTTGCTAGGACAATATCACAAAATGCAACTTCTATAGGATCTGCTGTAATTTTTGATAATGGAACTTGGTATCTCCGTGGATATTTTATATACATTCCGAGTCAAATAATTATACTCGATCAATATGAAAATAATTCAAGTTATAAAATTGGATTTAATATAGAAGAAAAAATCATTACAAGTGATGAGGATCCAACACTAAATGACAATGCTAATGGTTTTTTAAATTATGCTGCGCCTGGATCTGACCGTTTTTCTATACAAGCAAATCTAGAAAAAGTTCCCATTGGAGTTGATAATCCATCAAACTTTGTTCAAATTGGATCTATTATAAACGGTATTGTTCAGCAAAAAAATAATAATCCTCAACTTGGAGAGTTAAAAAAAGAATTTGCCAGAAGAACTTATGATGAGTCTGGTGATTATTATGTATCAGCACCATCTTTAGTGTCAAGAGAAACTTTAAATGATTACCTTGGAAATAATGGTGTTTTCAATAATGGACAATCAACATATTCGGGAAATACTCCATCAGAAGATTTAGGTACGTATCAAATATCACCTCTTAAAGCCTATGTTAAGGGATTTGAAGTTGAAACTATAGCACCAACATTTTTAGATTTTCCCAAACCAAGAACTACAAAAACGGCAAATAATCAAGAAATAATTTACTCTGTCGGATCATCATTTACTTTGAATAGAGTTTATGGATGTCCAACAATTGGAATATCTACTTCATACTATGTCAGTTTAAGAGACAGTAGGGTAGGTGTTTCCAATGTGTCCTCTTCAGGAAAAGAAATTGGAGTTGCTAGAGTTTATGATTTTGCCCTTGAATCTGGTTCTTATGATTCTTTAAACTTAGACCTAAACCAGTGGGATATTTCTTTATATGATATTCAAACATATACAGAAATTTCTTTAAATGAACCAATAACATTATCAACTCCAACTCAAATAAAAGGAAAATCTAGTGGTGCTGTTGCATTTTTAAGATATAATGCATCCAATTCTGGAATTATTACAGCATATAATATTTCTGGTAGGTTTAGTATTGGTGAAAGATTGATTTTTGATGGCATAGAAAACACTAGAGTATCAACAGCAGTAACTTCTTATGGTATAAGTGATATTAAATCAATATATTCTGATGTTGGAACAGGAACCACGTTTAGTGGTGACATTATTCCATCAACTTCTAAATTCATAGGTCCAGTAACTATTTCACCTAAAGATATATCATCAGGAATAAGCACTGTAACTACATCCGATTTTTATTTTGTTGGAATTGCTACTATAGGAAATCTTGTTGCATTTTCTAATCCGGGTTTAGATGTTCCGACTTTTGCAACCGTTACTTCAGTAACTAGATCAACTTTGACTATTTCAGGAGTGACCACTGTATCCGGAATATGTGACGGAGCTTTACCAATTACAGAGATTTCTCCTAGTGATTTTAGAATATTATCAACTGCTCTTCAACCAACAAGCAGTGATACTTTATACACCGTATTACCCAAGAAAAAAGTATCTTCATTAGATTTAACAGAATCAAATCTGACAATAAGAAGACAATATGATGTGACAATATCTTCAGGTTCTGTAACTATTTCACCTTCGATAGTTTCTGAAAATGAAACATTTTTACCATATGATGAAGAGAGATATACTTTAATAAGAAATGATGGAACAATTGAACCATTAAGTTCGGATAAGTTACTTTTTAATACTGGAGGAAGAGGTCTTGAAATCAATGGATTATCCGGAAACGGTGGAGCAAAATTAACTGCTACCTTAAGAAAAATAAATGTAACCGAAAAAGTAAAAAATAAAAATAGAGTAAAATCAGTAATTATTTCAAATTCGAAATATGAAGGGTCGGGAATAGGTAATACCACATTAAATGATGGATTGGCATATGGCAATTATCCATATGGAACTAGAGTTCAGGATGAAGAAATTTGCTTGTTAAATCCAGACGTAACTAGATTATATGCAGTACTAGAGTCTAATGATGTAAATGATCCCATTCTTCCTTCAATAGTTTTTTCCACACTTACTGGACCAACAGCAACTACCTCAGATGCTATTATTGGAGAAAGAATAATAAGTGATTCCGGTCAGGCTATTGGAATATATGTTGAAAAAAATAGTGATTTTTCGATAGGATATCTTAGTTTAAATGAAAATACATTCCGTGTTGGTGAAGTTATTCGATTTGAAAATTCTGGAATAGAAGCAACCATATCTGAAATTAATACGGGAAGTAATGACATAACAAACAGATATACACTTATTAACGGGCAAAATAACACAATTTATGGTTATTCTAGGATTGTAAGAAAAGAAAATACTTCAGAATCCAACAAAAGATTAAAAATTATATTTGAGTCTGCCGAAATACCAGTATCGGATCTTGGAGATATTACTACTGTAGACTCGTACAGGCAATTTGACTATTGCGATTTAACTTCCATCAATTCAAATAAAGTTTCTGATATTATTGATATTAGACCTAGAGTTGCTCCATATTCAGTTTCGGAAGGTGCTAGATCTCCATTTGAATTTTTTGGAAGAAGTTTTGAGTCACCACAAAATGCATCAACAAAAATATTAGCATCAGATGAATCTATTTTATTATCATACTCTTTCTATCTTCCAAGAATAGACAAAATATTCTTAACTAAAGATGGTATTTTCCAATTAAAAAGAGGAGAACCAGCTGAAGTTCCACAACCACCACTCTCTATTTCTGATGCAATAGAAATTGGAACTATTTCTTTGCCTGCTTACTTGTGTGATATTAATGAAACTGATGTTTCGTTGGTAAAACATAAGAGATTTAGAATGTCTGATATTCAAGGTCTCGAAGATAGAATTAAAAATTTAGAATATTATACGACACTTTCTCTTCTGGAAGCAGATACTGCTAGTTTCTCAGTAAAAGATTCTAATGGTTTAGATAGATTTAAGTCTGGATTTTTTGTAGATAACTTTAGTGGAACTCTCTTCCAAAGAAAAGTAACTCAAGTTAAAAATTCTATCGATTTAGAAAATTCCGAATTGAGACCAACACACTACACTACACAATTAGATTTACAGATAGGATCGGAGTCATTATTAGGTTTAACTCAAACTTCAAACCAAACTGTAGATCAAAGATTTTTAGAGGAGTTAGTTGGAAGTGGAGTTAAAAAAACAGGTCAACTTCTCACTTTAGATTATGAAGAAGTTTTAGAATCTAATCAACCATATGCAACTCAATTCTTTACACTCTCACCTTCTAGAAGTTCTTATTATGTTGGATCTTTAAGTCTTTTCCCAGCATCAGATACTTGGGTAGATCCAGTCAAATTAATTGCAAATACAATTGATGCTGATGGAAATTACATTAAAACAACTGAGCAATTAGATAAGGAAGGCAATGATCCTCAAACAGGATTCTGTGGAGTTACTTGGAATTCTTGGGAAAAATATTTCTGCGGGAGAAATACATCTAATGCTCGCAAATCAGGATCAGTAAATACTCAGGGAAGAATTTTAAATTCGCCAAATAATACAACTCTAAATTCTTCAATTTTAGGAAAACCATTTATTGCAGGAAATAATCAGGTTTCAATAGGACGAAGAGTAAGAACTTCAGGTGCTCCAATACAACCATCACCCGATTTATCTAATGTTGTTTCTTTGGGAGAATCTATAACTAGTATTGATGTTGCTCCATACATCAGATCTAGAAATATTGAATTTACTGCTAGAAGATTAAAACCTTTTACTAGAGTTTATGGATTCTTTGATGGAGTTGATGTTAATAAATTTATTTCTCCAAAATTATTGCAAATTAATATGATATCTGGTATTTTCCAAGTTGGAGAAAAAATTTCTGTGACCAGAACTAGTGGAATTGACTTAAGAAATAATCCGACATCATATTTTAAAGTTTCTACTCCAAATCACAAGTACGGACCTTATGATAACCCAACAGAAATCTTTACTCTAAATCCATATAATAAAAACACAGAAATTCCTAGCAATTATTCAGAATCATCAACAATAATTAATATCGATACATATTCAATGTCAAATATTGTTCAGGGAGAATATTTTGGATATGTTGAAAAAGGTAGTATTGTGAGAGGATTGACGAGTGGCGCTCAAGCTGTAATTACATCTTCAGATTTAGTAACTGATGAAAATGGAACTTTGATAGGATCGTTCTTTATACCCAATCCAAATATAGCATCAAATCCAAAGTTCCAAGTAGGATCCAAATTCTTAAGAATTACAAGTAGTGACATTAATATAAGATCTGAGTCTCTCTTATCAACTTATGCCGAAGAAAGATATCATGCTGATGGTCTGATAGAAAGTTCTAGGGAAACTTTAATAAGATTCCCAACTATAGATTATCCAGAGGAACCCAGTGACCCAGAACCACTTCCAGATGATCCAGATCAAAATCCACCAATTTCCACTTCAACAGGATCCCCAGGTATATTTAAAGTTGCTGAAGCTAGAGGATCGAAAAATCCTCGAGTGACTAAAGTTTATCATGCTGGAGATACTTCAAGAGCATATAATGTAGCTGGAGGATCTGTTGTTTATGGGGTAACTATTAACCCCGATGGAACTTGTGAAAACTGTAGTGTAAGTGGTGATGGATGGATTTCTTATTCTCCAGGAAGCACTGGAACTTGGTCTGTTTCTAGTGGAAGATCTGCAAATACTGGGACAAATGCTGTTAAATTTAGTTCAACCGGAAGACCTTTAGATCCAGTTACGGGATTGACTGCACGAGAACAAGAAAGTAGAGATAGGAATAGGGAAAATCAACGGCAAGCATCTAGAGAAAAAAATCAACCTAGAGTTAATACAAATCCAAATTCTCCTAGGGTTGCTAGGGGCAATGAAGGTAGAAGATTTTCTGGCGGTGGAGATAGTGGGGGTCGTCGTCGTTAACTCTTAATTATTCGAAGATAAATATTAATAATGATAAAAATCAGTTCTGGATAAATGGCATTAATAAATTCTACAGCACAAACATTTTTTGTAAATCCTCCCAGTGGTATTTTTGTAACTTCTGTTGAACTTTATTTTCTCGAAAAAGATGATCAAATACCAGTTACTGTTCAATTGAGACCATTTGATTTGGGATCTCCTTCTCGAGAAATATATCCATTTGGTGAGGTTGTTTTAAATCCGGAAAAAGTAAACGTATCAGAAAATGCTTCTGTGCCAACTAAATTTACTTTTGAGTCTCCCGTTTATCTTAAAGGTGATACATTTCATTGCTTAGTTGTATCGTCAACATCTGATTTTTATATAGCATGGTCTTCTAAAATAGGAGATTATGATATAACTGGAGTTTCTGATGAAACTCTTTTATCACCAACTGCAATAGAATCACTACCCAAAAGTACAAAACAACCAAATTCTGGTGGATTGTATAAAAGTCAAAATGGATTTGTGTGGAATGAATCTATTAATGAAGATTTAAAATATAATCTTTACCGAGCAAACTTTACCCAATCAACAGGAAATATTAGTTTTTATAACCCAGATTTATCTGTTGGGAACTCACAAATACCAACATTACTTAAAGATTCTTTAGAATTAACTTCGAGAAAAATTAGAGTTGGATTAGGAACGACAGTCCAAGATTCAAATTTAACTTTTGGTAATACAATATTACAAGACGGAACTGATGGAACGGGAAATTATGTAGGATCTGCGGGATCGGCATTTGGGACTTTAACTTTGGTTAATTCGGGAATTGGATATACACCATCAGAACCATCGGCAAGTTATACATTTAATAATGTTCTATTGAGTAGTATCACTGGAAGTGGAACGAGTGCTACAGCAAATATCACAATATCGGGGGGAGTTGCAATTGCTGCAACTGTCGTTAATGGCGGTTTTGGATATGTAGTAGGTGATGTTTTATCTCCCGCGCAGGTTGGCATAGCATCTTTGGGATTAAATGCTCAGTTTTCTGTTTCTCAAATTTCTGGAGTCAATACTTTAATTATTGATCAAGTTCAAGGTTCATTTGAAACTGGTATAGGTAAAACCATAAAATATATCAATAATTCTGGAATAACCACATATCTAAATTCTTCTGTTGGGGGAAATGTAACTATCTTAAATGATGGAATTTCCACAATAACTGATGGTTTACACATTAAAGTAAATCATAAAAATCATGGAATGTATGCCACAGAAAATTCTGTAATTTTGTCTGATGTTATTTCCGACATTTCTCCAACAAATCTTACAATCTCTTATGATTCTACTTCAACATCTAGTATTTCCATACAAGATGCAACAAACTTTACATTATTTGAAAATGTAGGAGTATCTTCAACAAATCCCGGATATATTTTGATTGACAATGAGATCATATCATATGAGGGAGTTTCTTCAAATACTTTGACCGGAATTACTAGAGGAATTGATAGCACAATACCTTTCTCTTATAGTGCAGGGACAAAAGTGCTTAAATATGAACTATCGGGAATTTCTCTAAGAAGAATTAATAAACAACATATTTTATCCGATTCAACAACATCCAATCCTATAGATTTGGATTATTACACTTTAAAAATAAACACATCAAACACGGATTATACTGGAGCATTACCACAAGGAATTACTAATAGAAATTCTTCATCTTTACCAAAATTATTCATATCGGATACAAAATCTTCTGGAGGTCAGTTTATAAAATCAACTCAGAATATTCAATATGAATTGATAAGGCCATTGGTTAAAACTTTAACTTTAACGGGAACAGGAATCAACGCCTCAGTTAGAACTGTAAGTGGTAGAAGTGTTGATGGTTTTGAATCTACTTTCTTAGATCAAGGATTCCAAGATATAGATTTAACTGCCAATAATTATTTTTCATCACCTAGGGTAGTTTGCTCTAAAATAAATGAGTCCTCAAAATTACCAAATCTTCCTGGAAATAAATCATTTACTTTGACTGCAGACTTATTTACATATTCACCATATTTGTCACCAGTTATTGATTTGGAAAGAGTTGGTATAGTATTTACATCTAATAGGATCAATAATCCAATATCAAATTATGCAACTGATAATCAAGTAGCAACATTACGAGATGATCCATCTTCATTCGTCTATGCTACAGAAATTCTATCTTTAGAAAATGCAGCAACATCTATAAAAGTATTACTCTCTGCTCATGTAAACATTTACTCTGATCTTAGAGTTTTATACTCCATTGTAAATAATGTAGATGAAGAATTGATTTATTATCCTTTCCCAGGATATGCAAATAAGAAAAGATTAGATTCTGGATTAAATATTGATGATTCATTAAGTGATGGAACACCAGATATATTCTTTAGTAAAACTGATATTATTGGATTCGAAAGTTCTGATATTGAATTTAAAGATTATGAATTTACAATTGATAACTTAGCATCATTTAAAAACTTTAGTATTAAAATTATTGGATCATCTACAAATCAAGCATATCCACCAAGAGTTAAAAATTTAAGAATTATTGCTTTAGCATGATATGGAAAAAGTAAAAGTTGAAAATCACCCAAATCTTTATAGAGATTCTAAAACAAATATGATCATTAATTCTGATTTGGGATCATATGAATCGTATGTTAATTTGAGAAAAAATAAAGAAAATGAAAGAAAAAGAATTGAGAAACTAGAAAATGATATTGGTGAAGTTAAAAATGATTTGAGTGAAATTAAAGACTTACTAAGGAACCTATCAAAATGAATCCCGATCAAATACAATTAGAAGATGTGAATAAAATGTTTGAATATGAGAAACTTTCTAGAGATATAGATAGTGTAGATGACATTGAAGTTCTTAAAAATTATGCAAAGTCTTATATTAAATTATATCTAAAACAACAAGAAGTTGTATCTAAATTCTAATGGCTTCTCACACAATCACATTTGACCCATCCTCTGGTGTTGCATATGGAGCAAATCTTACTATTAACACTGGAGCAACTTTTACTGATAGTTTTACCGTAAAGACTACCTCCGGTTCTTCTTTTAACTTTGAAGGTTGGACTGGATCATCTCAGATAGCAAAGAGTGTTTCTATTGGATCATCTTCTTATGCAGCCGCAACTTTTAATGTAGGATTTACTAGTGCCGCTGCAGGAAAATTTAATATTTCTCTGGGATCAACAGAAACAAGATCTTTAACTGAAGGAAGATACATTTATGATATCCTTGTTAGTTCTGGATCCACAGTATACAGACTTGCTAGTGGAAACGTACTAGTGATTCCTGGAATATCATCAGCACCATAAATACCTTAAGGGGTAATTGGATAAATGGCACAACCATCATCTAGGCAAGAGTTAATTAATTATTGTAAGAGAAAACTGGGAGCTCCAGTTTTAGAGATTAATGTTGCGGATGAGCAAATAGAAGACTTGGTAGATGATGCTATTCAGTTTTTCCAGGAAAGACATTTTGATGGAGTATACCCAACCTTTTTAAAATATCAAATTACTGATGATGATATTAATAGAGGTAAGGCACAACCTACTTCGGGAGTTGGTATCAGCACAATAACAGTAGATCATAACGTTGGATTAACAACTCAATTTAATTTTTATGAGGGTGGTAACTATCTACAAATTCCACCTTCCGTAATAGGAGTTAATAAAATATTTCATTTTGATGGTACTAACACCATCACTAATAACATGTTTAGTGTGAAGTATCAGTTATTCTTGAATGATATTTACTACTGGGGATCAACTGAACTTCTTACTTATGCGATGGTAAAAACTTATCTTGAAGATATTGAGTTTTTACTCACAACACAAAAACAGATTAGATTCAATAAAAGACAAGATCGTTTATATTTGGATATTGATTGGGGATCTGTTACTGCTGGAACATATCTGATTATTGATTGCTATAGAACATTAGATCCTGGTGATTATTCTAGAGTTTGGAATGATTCATTCTTAAAAATGTACTTAACTGCACTGATTAAGAAGCAGTGGGGTCAAAACTTAATTAAGTTCCAAGGAGTAAAACTTCCAGGTGGAGTAGAACTTAATGGAAGGCAAATTTATGATGATGCTCAAAAAGAACTTGATGACATTATGGAAAAAATGTCAAACACTTATGAACTTCCACCTTTAGATATGATTGGATAATATGTTAAATCCATTCTTCCTTCAAGGATCCAGTTCAGAACAATCGTTGATTCAAAGTCTGATTAACGAACAACTCCGCATGTATGGAGTCGAAGTTTACTATATTCCTAGAAGATATATTACCGAAAATACTGTCATTAAAGAAGTTATTGAATCAAAATTTGATAACGCATATCCATTAGAGGCCTATGTTGATACTTACGATGGTTATGAGGGTCAGGGAACTATACTTTCAAAATTTGGTGTTCAACCATTAAATGATTTGACTTTGATCATTTCAAAGGAAAGATATGAAACTTATATCACACCACTTATAAAGAACATACCAAATATAGAACTATCAACAAGACCGAAAGAGGGAGACTTAATTTATTTTCCCCTTGGAGATAGATTGTTCGAAATTAAATTTGTCGAACACGAAAAACCATTTTATCAACTTCAAAAAACTTATGTTTATGAATTAAGATGTGAACTCTTTAGATATGAAGATGAAATTATTGACACTGGTGTGGAGAACATAGATGATAACATTAAAGAAGAGGGATATATTCAATCACTTACTATGGTTGGATCTGGTGTCACTGCATCAGCAATTACGGGAATTGTAAATGGTGGTGTAAGATTTATAACTGTAACCAATAGAGGTAATGGATATACATCGGCACCAAGAGTCGCAATTTCCTCTGCACCTTCTGGTGGTCTCACTGCTGTCGGAATCGCAACTCTTATTGGTGGATTAGTTGATTGTAATGGAAATACCGAAAATTATAAAGTTCAGGGAGTTGAGGTTGTAAATCCGGGATATGGATATACTGTTGCACCTTCTGTAGTTTTTGTTGGTGGAGGAGGTGCTGGAGCAGCTGCAACATCAACCATAGGAGATGGTGTTGTTGGAGTTATTACAGTTACATCTGGAGGTTCTGGTTATGAAAATGAACCTGTAGTAACGTTTACTGGAGCTCCAGGGGCAGGAATTACAGCAACGGCAAGGGCCCGCATAAACACTGCAGGTATTGTTACTGCGATATACATCACTAACGCTGGTTTAGGATATACAGTAACACCTACTATTACTATTTCATCACCATACTCTTCGGGAACAGGAACTTATATTTACAACGAAACGGTTGTGGGTAGCATTAGTTCCACAAAAGCAGTCGTAAGAGATTGGGATTCAGTAAATAATATCTTACAGGTTTCTAATATTTCAGGAACTTTTGTAAATGGAGATATTTTGACAGGATCCGAATCAGGAGCAACTTACAAAGTTCGAATTGTATCTACATATAACACTGTCGATAAATATGCAGAAAATGATGTTATTGAGACTGAAGCGGATTCTATAATAGATTTTAGTGAGTCCAATCCATTTGGAAATCCATAAATAGTTTATCACAATCTCCTGACAAATGTTTGAATATTTTTATCACGAAATATTAAGAAGAACTATTGTTTCATTTGGTTCTTTGTTCAATAATATTTCAATTCAACATAAAAACAACTCTGATGTGGTTGTAAGCAACATGAAAGTTCCTCTTGCTTATGGACCAATTCAAAAGTTTTTGGCACGTTTAGAGCAGGCACCAAACTTAAATCAACCCGTTCAAATGTCACTTCCTAGAATGTCATTTGAATTTACTGGATTGACTTATGATACCTCTAGAAAAGTTACGACTACTCAAACATTTTTATCAGCAGTAACTGCAGATAAGACTAAACCAAGAAAGTCTTATATGCCAGTTCCTTATAATATGTCATTTGAACTTAATATCATGGCTAAATTGAATGATGACATGCTTCAAATTATTGAACAGATTATTCCATACTTTCAACCCGCATATACGATGAGTGTTGATTTGGTAGAAACTATTGGGGAGAAAAGAGATATTCCTGTTGTTCTTGAAGGAATCTCTATGCAAGATGATTATGAAGGAGACTACTCAACTAGGAGAGCTCTTATCTATACTTTAAGATTTACTGCCAAAACATATCTGTTTGGTCCCGTTGCAGATGTTTCCAGAGATATCATCCAAAAAGTTTCTGTTGGTTATATTGCAGGAGATCGTACAAATACTCCAACAAGAGAAGTTACTTACTCTGTCGAACCAGTTGCGACTAAGAGTTATACTGATAATGTCATAACAAATCTTTCCAAGGATATTACAGACATTGCAACTATAATTGAGGTTAATGATGCATCTTCAATTTCTGTTGGGGGTGTTCTTGTTATCGATGACGAAAACTTTAGAGTTGCTTCAAAATCAGGAAATAAAGTAACTGTTGAAAGATCATATAATAATACATCATCTTCTGCTCATGTATCTGGTTCTGAGGTTAAATTAATTACTTCCGCAGATGCAGATCTTATTCAGTTTGGTGATGACTTTGGATTTAGTGGTTCGTTCTGATGAAAGTGTATGAAAATGACAAAAAAATTCGATGATTTAAACGATGCATTTAATGTTGCGGGCGACATAGTATCTCGTGAAGTAGAGTCTATTGAGGAAAAGGTAGAATCAATAGCATCAGTTTCAAATGATCTTAAAAAAGATTATGAGTACACCAGAGGTAACTTATATTCTATTATTGAGAAAGGTCAAGAGGCACTTAATGGGATCTTAGAACTTGCTCAAGAAAGTGAAATGCCAAGGGCTTATGAGGTTGCAGGGCAGCTGATTAAGAATGTTGCAGATGCTACAGATAAACTTATTGATCTTCAGAAGAAACTTAAAGATATTGATGAACAAAAAGTTAAAGGGCCTACAAATGTTACTAATGCACTTTTTGTTGGTTCTACAGCAGAGTTATCAAAGTTACTGAAGAACGGAATTGAAGATAAAAATAAATAATAAAAAAGTCAGTATAAAAGTGTTTAAAAATGAGTTTGATTTGAATATTGATCATCTCCCATCAGTGGAGGATTATATTAATTCGTCTGATCATTTTCCATCTATAGAAAAAATCAATCACAATGCTTTACCATCAATAGATGAATTTATTATTGAAGATGTAGTACCAGAACAAGAAACAATTGACGAAGACTTACCATCAATTCACGAGTTTTTAGAAGTTGAAGTAGAAAAAGATGTGCAAGAAATTTCGGAGGAAATTTCAGAAGAAATTTTTGAAGAAGAAACTGAAAATAGTCTAACTCTTGAAGAGTTAGTTTTGATGATAGAAAATGTTAGAGATAACATTCCAGAAATTCCAGAAATAAGATATTATGAAGATCCACTTTTAGAACTTAGTGAAAGAATTAATTTAATTCCAGAAGTAAAATATTATGATAATGAAATAGATGAACTTAAAGAGAATTTAAAAAATATAAAAAATTCTATACCAAAAGTTCCAGAATGGATAAATGAAGAATTTTATTCTTCAATCTCAGAGTCTGTATTAAATTTTGAAAATAATATTAATTTCATTTTAGATAGACTTGATGTTATCGATTTTCACAATAAAGTAGATAATAATAATTTCAAGGAAAAAATAGAAGAATATAACAAATTTAAAAAAATTATTGATGATAATATTGAAGTTTTAAATGATGATTTAATTTCTCTAAAGGAATCTTTAAAAATTTCGGAAGAAAAAATTTTAGAAAAAATTTCAGAAATTCCAAAAATTCCCGAAGTAAAGTATTATGATATTGAAATTAAAGATTTAAAAGAATCAATATCTTCATTGAATGAAAAAGTACTTGATATAAAAATTCCAGAAATTCCCGAATTACCAAAGTTTCCGGAAGTAAAATATTATGATGAAGATATAAAAAATCTTTATAATGATATAAAAAATCTTACAGAAAGAATAAAACTTAATGAAACAAAGTTAGAGGAATCACAAACAATAAAAGAAGAGGTAAATGAAGATCCTCTCACAAATACTAACTTTGCAACCATAGATGACTTAAAAAATCATTACAATTTATTCATCAATCGTATTCAGCAACAACTTGCCTCAATCGGTGGTGGTGGTGAAACTCAACTTAAGTATCTTGATGATGTTGTTGGTATTGCAACAAATCCAAGTGCTTATGACAATAGATTTCTAAAGTATAATCACAGTATTGGTAAGTTCGAGTTTGCATCCGTTGGCGCAGGTTCCCAAAATCTTGATGATACTCTTCAACTTGGAAACACTTCCTCTCTTGGAATGTCCGTTGGAGTTACTACTGTAATTTCATTAAATATTGATACCGTTGCACACTTTGATACTGATACTATTACGATCAGTTCATCGTCACCAACACAGATTTATTCATTTTCTGCTTCTCAATATCGTTCTGCAAGAATTCAAATTCAGATTACTCAAGGATCTGATTATCAAACCTCCGATGTTTTGGTAATTCATAATGGAACGAATGCTAATCTTGTTGAGTATGCTTCTATTTCCACCAATGATTATCTTGGAACTTTTGATGCAGTAATCAGTTCTGGTAATGTTTCACTACAGGTTTTGATGTCTTCTGCTTCGACCGCAACTATCAAAACTGTATCGCAGGTTATTAGATTGTGATTTATAAAATAAATAGTAAAAAGTATTCCATAGATGTTTAAGAATAGGATTGGTTTTGGAAGTGATTTAGTTCTTACCAACAGTAATGTTGGGATAGGGACCACTTTTGCAAAATCAAAACTTGATGTTGTTGGTGATATAAAAGTAAGTGGAGTAGTAACCGCATCTGGAGGTTTAAATCTTGGTATTTCCTCTGCAGGATCAGTTGTAACCACTGGTCCAATAAAAACACTTAACTTTGTTGGGACAGGAAATACTTTTGCAGTTAATGGAACCACTATAGACATTAGTATTTCTGGAGGTGGTGGAGGATCTCAAGGTATCCAGGGGATTCAAGGATCTCAAGGTTCGACGGGATCTCAAGGTTCGACGGGATCTCAAGGAACTACAGGAAATCAAGGAACTCAAGGAACCACAGGTTCTCAAGGTATTCAGGGAACCACAGGAACTCAAGGTTCGACGGGATCTCAAGGAACTACAGGAAATCAAGGAACCACAGGAACTCAAGGTTCGACGGGATCTCAGGGAGCTACAGGAACGGGAACTCAAGGAACCACAGGTTCTCAAGGTATTCAGGGAACCACAGGAACTCAAGGTTCTACGGGATCTCAGGGAGCTACAGGAACGGGATCTCAAGGAACTACAGGTTCTCAAGGTATTCAGGGAACTGATGGAACTCAAGGAACTACAGGAACTACAGGAACGGGAACTCAAGGAACCACAGGTTCTCAAGGAACTACAGGTTCTCAAGGTATTCAGGGAACTGATGGAACTCAAGGAACTACAGGAACGGGATCTCAAGGAACTACAGGTTCTCAAGGTATTCAGGGAACTGATGGAACTCAAGGAACTACAGGAACGGGAACTCAAGGAACCACAGGTTCTCAAGGAACTACAGGTTCTCAAGGTATTCAGGGAACTGATGGAACTCAAGGAACCACAGGTTCTCAAGGTATTCAAGGAACTGATGGGATTCAGGGAGCTACAGGTTCTCAAGGTATTCAGGGAACTGATGGAACTCAAGGAACCACAGGGACTCAAGGAACCACAGGAACTGGCACTCAAGGTACTGATGGAACTCAGGGAGCTACAGGAACTCAAGGTACTGATGGAACTCAGGGAACCACAGGAACTCAGGGAACCACAGGGACTCAAGGAACCACAGGAACTGGCACTCAAGGTGCTACAGGCACTCAAGGTACTGATGGAACTCAGGGAGCTACAGGAACTCAAGGTACTGATGGAACTCAAGGAACTACAGGTTCTCAAGGTATTCAGGGAACTACAGGTTCTCAAGGAACCATAGGTTCTCAAGGTATTCAAGGAACTGATGGGATTCAGGGAGCTACAGGAACAGGAACTCAAGGAACCACAGGTGCTCAAGGTACTGATGGAACTCAGGGAGCTACAGGATCTCAAGGTTCGACGGGATCTCAAGGTTCGACGGGATCTCAAGGTTCGACGGGAACTCAAGGAACCACAGGGACTCAAGGAACCACAGGGACTCAAGGAACCACAGGAACTGGCACTCAAGGTACTGATGGAACTCAGGGAACCACAGGAACTCAAGGTACTGATGGAACTCAGGGAGCTACAGGATCTCAAGGTTCGACGGGATCTCAAGGTTCGACGGGAACTCAAGGAACCACAGGGACTCAAGGAACCACAGGGACTCAAGGAACCACAGGAACTGGCACTCAAGGAACCACAGGTGCTCAAGGTACTGATGGAACTCAGGGAGCTACAGGATCTCAAGGAACCACAGGAACTCAAGGAACCACAGGAACTCAAGGAACCACAGGTGCTCAAGGTGCTACAGGATCTCAAGGTGCTACGGGTGCTCAAGGTGCTACTGGTGCTCAAGGAATTCAAGGTATCAGTATCCAAGGATCTACAGGATCTCAAGGTGCTACAGGTTCTCAAGGTATTCAAGGAATAAGTGTCCAAGGTGCTACAGGTTCTCAAGGTATTCAAGGAATAAGTGTCCAAGGTGCTACAGGTACTCAAGGTGCTATAGGTTCTCAAGGAATCCAAGGATTTACTGGTACAGGTTCTCAAGGTATTCAAGGTATTCAGGGACCATCCTCTGCGGGTGGTTCGGGAATATCAGCAGTAAGAGAGTTTTTATTCACTTCTGGAACTACATACACCCCAACATCAGGAACAACACATGTTCTTGTTTATGCTACTGGTGGTGGAGGTGGCGGTGGAAATGCATCAGGAACTGATACTTCAAACTCCAGTGTTGGTGCTGGTGGTGGAGCGGGAGGAACTGCAATCAAACTTTATACTGTTGCAGAAATAGGTGCTTCAGCATCGTATTCTATTGGTGGTGGAGGTAATGGAGGAACTACTGCAGGTGCTACTGGAGGAACGGGGGGAGCAACAACATTTACTCCTTCTGGTGGTGGAGCAACACTAACCGCAAATGGTGGTACTGGAGGAACAGGAAACTCCACTGCTGCTACTGCTGTATATGCAAATGGTGGTAGTGGTGGTTCTTCGACAGGTGGAGATATTAATGCTTCAGGGCAAGATGGATTTAGTGCTGGTTCTGTTTCTACTGGTGCGATTGGTGGAAATGGTGGTGCTTCTTACTATGCAGGTGGTGGTAAAGGTGGATTTAGAACAACTGCAGGTGTTAGTGTTGGTGAAACTGCAGTCACTTATGGTGCTGGAGGAGGTGGTGGAGCATCACTTAACACAAACAACTCTGCTACTGGTGGTGCTGCTGGTGGTTCTGGTGCTAGTGGTGCAATCTGGATTTTTGAATACGGTTCATAAGGAGAAGGTAAATGAAAGTTTGTATTCTTAACTCTCAAACAAAAGTTGTAGAAAATATTGTAAGTCTGGATTATCCAGAACAGTTTATTCCTTATAAAGAAGGAATAGAAGTTGCTCCACAACACGATGGTGAAATTGGATGGACTTGGACTGGTTCTGGATGGTATAATCCAGAAGTTCTTCCAGATTTAGAAAAACAAGAGAGAGATCGTAGAAATAAGTATCTACAAGTTTATGTTGATGTTATGAATGCTGTAAGATGGCAAAGTCTATCTCAACAACAAAAAGATGACTTTGTTTCTTATCGTCAGGCATTACTGGATATTCCTCAACAACCAGGATTTCCAGAAAACATTAACTGGCCAATTCC